CATATAGCCACATTTATAAACTAAAAACAGTTCAAATGTCGAATGACAAAGGAACTTGGTTTGGTTGGGATGTGTCAAAGATAGGCCCTATATCAAATAAATCTGTTTATGATATCGCTAAAAGTTTTGCCGACAGAGTTGGCAAAGGCGAAATCCAAGCAAAACCTGAGGCTGCTGAAGCAAGCAGACAAGGAATAAGTTTATAAGTTTCCTGTCAGGGAACTAGGGGGCGAGAGCGGGAGACTTAACTCGCCTCCGCTTATTATAGGTTATGCTTGAGAAATTTATAAAGATATTTGAAGGACTGAACTCGGCTCACGGCAGTTTTAAGAAAGATAAATCTAAACTTCCTGGCCAAAAGGTCGAGGGCTCTCATTTTGTTCTAAGAGAAGAAGTCACAAAGCCCATGTGGGATAATCATCTCAAAGGCATTGGACAGAGTCTCGGCATCATGCCTGTTAATGAAGATAGTAAATGCAAATGGGGATGTATTGATGTAGATAAATTTGAGTTAGACTATGAAGAAATTCTAAAGAAAATAAGAAAACTATCCCTCCCTTTAATTATGTGTCGATCCAAAAGTGGATGCGGCCACATCTTTTTATTTACCACCAAGTTTATACCCGCAGAAGAGATAAGATTCGTTCTGATAAAATTTGCAGCCAAGCTAGGATTAGCCGACAAACTAGATCGTATCTTTCCCATCCAAACAACATTTGTAAAAGGAGGAACAGGAAGTTGGTTAAACCTACCATACTTTAATCATGAAGAAGGAACCCGTTATGCTTATAAAGACGACTTTGACGCTGCTGACTTAAACGAATTTTTTGAATTACACGCTCAATATGCACAAGACAATTTAGATCAATATTTGGCAGAAGAAGAACCTGTAAAAGAAAAAAAGAAAAATAATAAAAAAGCTAAAAAACCTGCCTATATGCCGTGTGTAGATAACTGCATGGAAGATAACAATGGAAAAATTCCAAATGGAATAAGAAATGATTTTGGATTTCAAGCTGCATGGTTTTTTAAAAAATCCCATAAAGCTATATCAAAGTTCGAAGGAAAATCTAGAACCCCTCAATCCTTATTGAGTGATTTTAATACTCAGCATATTTCTCCTCCTTTAGAGGAAAAAGTTATAACTAAATTAACCGAACAATTAGCTGACAATGATTATAAACCTAAGTGTAAAATACCCGGTGTAAAAAAATACTGTGATGTTTCTCTATGTAGAAGAAATCCTTTTGGAATAGACCCAGAATTTGCAAAAGAATTAGTTTCAGTAAATGAAGTTTTAGGAGATATCTTTGAATATGGAAGTGTGCCTCCGATCTTTTATATGAATGTAAAAGTAAATGACAAAGGAGAAAAACTTAAAGACGTAAGAGTAGAATTTAAAGGAAGCGAATTAAAAGACAAACGTAGCTATATAACTAAACTTCAAAACTTTGGTCATTTCCCTCCGCAAACTTTAGAAAGAATGAAACAGGTAGATTTCTCTCTTATCATGCAAGAGAGAATAGATAAAAGAATACATATAGAAGCTGAAGCAGAAGCTCAACAGGACTTTGACTTTATTCATTTAGTAAGAGATTTCTTAGACAAGTCTCAGGTGAGCATAGATAGGTGGGACCTTTTAGAAGGCGCTTGTTATTATGATCAAGAGAAGAAAGTAATGCACTTTAGATTAGAGCGATTATATCAATATTTAAACGCTATACGACAACCCATGAAAGCTAGAGAGATCGCATTTAAAATTAAAACTATTTTAAAAGGAAAAAAATCAAAAAGTAAAATAAAAAATAAACTAGGAGTAGAAAAGTCATGTCCTACCTGGTTTTACCCAGAAGAGCCAGAACACTTTACATTAACAATTGAGGGGAAAGAAAATAAGAAAAAACTAGACTATGAAAAAAATTAGAGTTGCAGGTCCTCCAGGGACCGGAAAAACTACTTATCTAATGAAACGATACTATGATGCCTTGGATAAATACCAAGCTGCAGACATTATAGTTATCTCTCATACGAGAACAGCAGCAGGTGAAATAAGAAAGAAGATTGATGATCCTAAAAATGTTGCGGAATATTATAAAGAAACAGGGAAAGATCTTTTCAGCTTGATTAAAGAAACCAAAAAAATAAGAGAAAGTACTGTATCAACAATTCATAAATACTGCAAGGATCAAATAACTAAATCTAAAGGCGGTGATGTATTTGAAATAACAGATTATGATATTTTAAAAATTAAATATCCTATTTTTAATCAGCATACTTTAACTAAAAAATTTACTTTTACTGAGGCTTTATTTAAAGGCCATCCTTTTTTTAAATTTGTAGGCTTTGCAAGAGACAACGGTAAAGAATTAGGAACTTATTACAATACTTTAAGTTATGAAGAAAAAATAAATGAGTATAAATATTCTATTCACCAATTGGTAGAGATGAATGAATTATATAAAGACTATAAAACAAACCCTGACATTAATGAGGGCAGAAAAAATGTTATGGATTTTCAAGATATGGTAGAAAAATTTTGTGACCTTCCTAAAGATCCAGTTATTAAAGTACTCATGATTGATGAAGCACAAGACTCTAGTGTTATTCAAAGACGAGCAGAAATCAAAATGTCTAAAAATTGTGAACTCTTTTATAAAGCTGGAGACCCAGACCAATCTATTTTTGAATTTGCTGGTGCAAACCCAGACTCATTTCATAAAGAGTTTGCTCATCCTGAAGTGGAATTAGAAACAGGATATAGATGTCCCAGAGCAATTAACAATTGGTGCAGAGAAGTTATTCGAGATGTGTGGGAAGAGTATGGGTATACTAGAAAATGGACACCACGCACTGAAGATGGAAAAATAGTTGAAGGTAAAATTTATGACTTAATGAATTTAAGTCAAGATCCTGACTTACATATTTTAATTGACAAACTGATAAACACTAAAGAAACTTTTATATTTACTCATCGAGCAGGAGAACCTTCTGATATATTAGACTTCTTAATAAAACTTAATCTTCCTATTAAAGTTCTTTCTGACAAAATAAGATCTTTTTCTTATCCTAAAAGCGATGTTACTACTCAAAGAGAATATGTGTCTTTCTCTCAAGGAGAACCTAAAACTTTAGCAGTAGCAAAAAAAATATTAAAAAGTATGGACAGTGAATATCTTGGACCTAGGTATAGTCACGAAGAAATGGAGGAACTAGAAAAGGGCCGTTATGATATAGACTATTTTATAAAAAATAAATATTTATGGCCTATCGTAAAAAGAACTCAAGATCTTCAGGCTTTGAATTACAAACATGACCGAAAAACAAAAAACTATATACGAAATATAGTGAATAAAAACAGGGACTTAGACGACTTTAGAATATTTGTAGCAAATATTCATACGATCAAAGGAATGGAATTTGATAATGTAGTTCTAGATCTGGCGATCCCTAGAGAAGAACCTAAGCACACTAAAAAACGATTAAAGTTTGTTGCAGGATCAAGAGCGAGAAAAACTTTATGGTTAATTAAATCGAAAGGATTAAGTTTATGAGTGTATATAAAAAACAAATTGGAGGATCTCACTACAAAGACATGAAGATCCAACCAAGCAAGTTCATTAACGATAATAAATTGCTTTTTGCAGAAGGAAATGCTATAAAATATATCTGCAGACACGCACATAAAGGAGAAGTACAAGACTTGGAAAAAGCTAAGCATTATATTGATATGATTATTGAGAGAGACTATTCTTAATGTCTTATGTACCGGAGCTCTCAGGTTTAGATTTAAAAAATGTAGACACGGTTGCAATTGACTTAGAAACCCATGATCCACATTTAAAAACTCTGGGCTCAGGATCCGTGACAGGAAAAGGAAAAGTCTGTGGTATAGCACTCGCTTATAATAAGGAAAAATTATATTTTCCCATTCGACATAGTGATAAATCTTCTAACATTGCACCGAATCTGGTGTGGAAAATTTTAAATAAAAAAATATTTCAAAATAAAAAAATAACTAAAGTATTTCATAACGCGATGTATGACGTCTGCTGGATTAGACAAGAGTCAGGGCACATGGTTCAAGGACCAATCGTTGATACTATGATAGCCGCTTCTATTATTGATGAAAATAGAATGAAATATTCTTTAGATGCCCTTTCAAAAGATTACTTAAAAGAAATTAAATATAAATACGATCTACAGGCAGCGGCAGATGAAATGGGTATAAATAATGCCATAGAAAATATGCACAGACTTCCTTATGGTGTAGTAAAAGATTATGCAGAACAAGACGTTAACTTAACATTAAAGTTGTGGATTCTATTTAAAGAAAGAATAAAGAAACCTATTAAAATTATTAATGGTAAAATAAAAACATTAGAAAACATTTTTAATTTAGAAATGGAATTATTTCCTTGTCTAGTGGACATGAAATTTAAGGGAGTAAGAGTAGACACAGCTAAAGCTGAAACTTTAGGATTAGATTTAAAAAAAAGAAGAGAAAGTATAATCAAAGGAATACAAAGACGAACGGGAGTGTCAATAGAAATATGGGCTGCTGACTCGGTAGCTAAACTAATATATAAACTAAAGATAACAGACTATAAATCTACCCCTAAGTCCGGAAGAGTGAGTCTGTCTAAAAGTTATTTAGAATCTCATCCCAGCATTTATTTAAGATTAATCGCAAGAGCCAGAGCTTATGATAAACTAATTAATGTTTTTGTAGATGGCTTACTAAAATTTGTTCACAAAGGAAGAATACATGCGGATATTAGTCAAATAAAAGGAGAAAGAGGAGGTACTATAACAGGAAGATTTTCTATGAATAAACCCAACCTTCAACAAATTCCTGCAAAAGGAAAGTATGGTAACATCATACGTTCATTCTTTTTACCTGAAAAAGGTGAAGAGTGGGGATCATTTGACTACTCACAGCAAGAACCCAGACTTGTCGTTCACTATGCCATTAAAAATAAATTCTATGGTGTGGAAGAATTAGCAGAAGAGTATAGAAAAAATCAAAACACAGACTTTCATGGAATAGTAGCAAAAATGGCCAAGATAACCCGTAAACAAGCTAAAACTATTAACTTAGGTTTATTCTATGGAATGGGTAAAAATAAACTAGCCGACTCTTTAGAGTTGGACAAGGAAGAAGCTAAAGAATTATTTGACGAATATCATAAACAGGTTCCTTTTGTAAGAGAACTATCTAATGGACTTATGAAATTTGCTGAACAAAATAAAAGTGTTTTTACATTAGAAGATCGGTTCTGTAGATTTAATAAATGGGAACCTAGAGACAAAGAATGGGACGAAGAAAAAAGAATATTTGTTTATACCGAGTACGTTGAGAAAGAAGAGGATGGAGAAATAAAAAAAGAAGTACAAAGAAATCCTGTCCCTATCTTAGCATTAAAGGAAGCTAAAGATCATTACCTAGCCTCTCGATCAAGACGTTTATCAGAAAATGATCCGCATTGTAAATTGTTTGAAGAATTTTATAAACCTGCATTTACTTACAAAGCTTTAAATAAATTAATTCAAGGAAGTGCAGCGGACATGACTAAAAAAGCAATGGTGTTATTATACAAGGAAGGTATTTTACCGCATATCCAAATTCATGATGAATTATGCATCTCTATAACAGGTAAAGATCAAGCTAAAAAAATAAAGGATATAATGGAAAAAGCAATTAGACTTGAAATACCTAATAAAGTAGACTATGAATCAGGGCCCAATTGGGGTAGTATACGATCGGAGCAAACTTAGGAGGACATATGGAACAAGCAAAAAAATTATGGGCACTAGCATTAGCTCATAAAAAGATTTCTATTGCTGTAGCAGTAGTAGTTGTTTTAATAATCATCGCGACTTAGGATTTTATGTTGAATGGCTTACTTGAACGCAAACATTCCTGCAACTTATGCGCAGGTAAGAAGAGAATATCTATATGACCTTAAAGAGCA